AACCAAACCCTGAATTGAAATCACATCATGCCTGATCCTAATGCACTATATGATGATATGGAAAAATTAAATGCCCTCTATGAAGAACTTTGTTGGGGGCACGATGATGAATTAGTATTCACTCATGATGGAAAGAGAGTTATAATTTATAATAAAACTTTAGAGGAATAAAGATACCTGCTTTTGATTGTGAAATTTTCTATGCTATCTAAATGGATTAATCCAATTTATCTTGAAGAAAGTTATATACGACTGCTTCAACAAACTTTGGCAGCAAAGCCTGAAGCAAAGTATTTAGTTCTTGATAATTTTTTCAGGAAAAATAAATTGGATGAATTGATTAGGAGGCACAAGCATTTAAACTTCAGTGAAAAGCAGGACATGTATTCCGACGATGGAAGATTACTTCCATATGATGGTGCAGTAAAGTTTATGGAAGAATCAGATTATGGATTTGATTTTTTGTTTTCAGAGCAATGGAGTAACTATCTTAAAAGACTGGTTTCTCTGAAGTATAAAGATGAAACTGAAACAACAGTAAAACTTCGCTATCATAAACCACATGCTAAAGGATTTTGGATTCATACTGATTCTTTAGATTGGAAATTAGTTTGTATATGTTATTTTAATAAAGAATGGAAAGTATCTGATGGTGGATTACTTCAAATATGGAGACCAGATGAATGCAATTTAGATACGTCTCCGAAGGTTCGTGAATCTACAAACTCTAAGATGGAATTTTTGACAAACAACATTAGATTAAATACAGACTCGGTAGGTGGTTGTAATCCTGATGATAGAACTAGTGTTGATTTTGTATTAATGGATCAAATAATTCCAGCATATAATAGAGTTTTCATATCTAATATAGAGGCAAATCTTACATATCATAGCGTAACTCCTAGCAATGAAAGAGAGAGAACTGGTTTTGTACAATGGATAGGTTGAAGAAATGAAAATTGCAATCATTACCGACCAGCACTTTGGTGCTCGTAAAAACTCAAAACTCTTTCATGATTACTTCCTGAAGTTTTATGATGAGATTTTCTTTCCAACATTACAAGAGGAGGGTATCACCACAATTGTTGACATGGGTGATACCTTTGATAGCAGGAAGGGTATTGACTTTTCTGCATTGTCTTGGGCTAAGAACAACTACTATGATAGATTGCAAAGTATGGGTGTAAAAGTTCACACCATTGTTGGTAATCATACGGCATATTATAAAAATACTAATGAGGTAAATGCAGTTGATCTTTTGCTTCGTGAGTATGATAATGTTGAAGTATATTCTCAGTGTTCAGAAATTCTTCTAGATAAATTAAAAGTATTACTTATTCCCTGGATCAATGCAGAAAACTATGAAGAGACTGTCAAATCTATCAAAACTACTAATAGCATATGTGCGATGGGGCACCTTGAACTCAATGGATTCAGAGCGCATCGTGGCCACGTCATGGAAGAGGGTATGGAGTGCGACTTATTTGACAAGTTCGACAAAGTGTTTTCAGGACACTACCATACACGGAGTGACAACGGAAAAATCTATTACCTAGGCAATCCATATGAGATGTTCTGGAATGATGCTAATGATAAACGTGGTTTTGTTCTGTTCGATACCGACACTTTAAAGTGGGAGTATATTAATAATCCTAACAGGATGTTTTATAATATCTACTATGAAGATACGAATTATCAAACATTTGATACTCGTGAGTATGAGAATAAAATTGTAAAGGTCATTGTTCGTAAGAAGTCTAATCTTAAGAAGTTTGAAAAGTTTATTGACAAACTTTATGCCTCTGGTGTATTTGAACTAAAGGTTGTTGAGAATTTTCAGTTCCAAGAGAGTGAAGAATTTGAAGCATTTGAGTCAGAAGATACTCTTTCTATCTTGAATAGATATATTGAAGAGTCTGAAATAAACCTTGAAAAAACCGTTATCCAACGAATAGTTCAAGAAGTATATCAGGAAGCATGTGAGATGATCTAATGTATATTTTAACAAAACTAGGAAGGGAGGATGAAGGAGCATACTCTGTTAAAAATGAGGAGGGGGATCAAATTCTCTATCTTTTTGAAGATGAAGATGATGCGACAAGATATGCTATGATGTTAGAGGAAGACGGGGATTACCCTGAGATGCATGTTATAGAAGTAGAAGATGAGATGATGATAACTATTTGTGAATCGCATGGATATGAATATACGGTGATAACACCAAATGACATTGTAATACCTCCAAGAACTGAAACACATGATTTTATTTGAAAAAATTCGTTGGAAAAACTTTTTAAGCACAGGTAATCAATTCACTGAGATTGATCTGCAAAATGCATCTACTACCCTAATTGTCGGTAGTAATGGTGCAGGAAAGAGCACTGTGTTAGATGCATTGACCTTTGCTCTGTTTGGAAAACCATTTCGTAAAATTAATAAACCACAACTACCTAACACCACAAACGAGAGAGATTGTGTTGTTGAGGTTGATTTTTCTATTAGTGGAACTAACTGGAAAGTTCGTCGTGGGATTAAACCAAATATTTTTGAGATTCATAGGAACGATAATCTTTTGGATCAAGCATCTGCGGCCAAAGATCAGCAGACTTGGTTGGAACAAAATGTTCTGAAGATGAATTATAAATCATTTACTCAAATTGTAATTCTTGGTAGTAGCACATTCGTTCCTTTCATGCAATTGACAGCAGCGAATCGTCGTGAAGTTATTGAGGATTTGTTGGACATCAAGATCTTTTCTTCTATGAACACCATCATCAAAGATAAGATACGCCAAACAAGGGAGTCGATTAAAGTTTTGGATCTCAAGAAGGAAAACCTTAACGAAAAGGTTGAGATGCAAAATAACTTTATTGAGCAATTGGAAAATGAGGGAAAGAAAAAGATAGAGAATAATAAGAAAAAGATTACAGATCTCCTGCAAGAAGCAAACTTATATACTAAAGAGATATCTGACCTTGATGAAGTAGTGGGAGCGTTAACCTCACAGCAGAGTGGTTTAGATGGAGCAACAGATAAACTTCGTAAGTTAGGAAATCTAAAAGGAAAGATCTCACAGAAAGTATCTACGATTACTAAAGAGCATAAGTTCTTCACAGAGAATACGGTCTGCCCTACTTGCACTCAATCTATTGAGGAGGGATTTAGAATAAATAAAATTGAAGACGCTCAAACTAAGGCAAAGGAGTTGCAATCCGGCTATAAAGAGTTGGAAGAGGCAATTAAAAACGAAGAGGAGCGAGAGCGTCAATTTAACAAACTAGTAAAGGAGATTTCAAAACTAAGTAATGACATTTCTAAAAACAGCACTAGAATTTCTGGATGTCAACGACAGGTCAGAGATCTTGAATCGGAAGTTCAAAAAATTACCGATCAACTTGCGAATAGAAATATTGAGCATGACAAGTTAGAAACCTTTAGGGAGGATCTCCAAACAACCTACGACGAGTTAGTCGAGTACAAGGATCAAATCAATTACTATGACTTCACATATGGGTTGTTAAAGGATGGGGGAGTTAAAACTAAAATCATCAAGAAGTATCTACCGCTGATAAATCAGCAAGTAAACCGTTATCTTCAGATGATGGATTTTTATATAAACTTTACTCTTGATGAGGAGTTTAATGAAACCATCCAATCACCAATTCATGAAGACTTTTCATATGCGTCTTTTAGTGAAGGTGAGAAACAAAGAATAGACCTAGCACTTCTCTTCACATGGAGGGAAGTTGCTAGATTCAAGAATTCAATATCAACAAATCTCATGATTTTGGATGAAGTTTTTGACAGTTCTCTAGATGGACAAGGGACTGAAGAATTCCTTAAAATCATTCGATATGTAATCAAGGATGCTAACATATTTGTGATCTCGCACAAGACGGGTATGGAAGACAAGTTTGAGAACGTTTTACGTTTTGAGAAAGTAAAAGGATTTAGTAGGGCAGTCTAAATATAGTGTGTCCGCTAATATCATATGCTATCGACGGAGTATCGCCTACGATTAGAGTTCATTTGCAAATGCATCGTAAACGGCGAAGAGGTAAAATTAGAAGATATGATATGGGCGAATAAATTAGCAAAAGCAAATAGATCAGCTGGAGAGATGCTTCGTAAAGCAAGGAGAGCATCTTTTCACAAAACAGAAGAGGGGACTCTAGACGATTTTATGAATAGGATGGACTTAGGAGATCCGGATCCATCCAACCATAGAACGGGTTTCGGTGGTCCAGAAGATATAGTAGATTGGTTTCATCAAGAAAGATCTGACGACTGGAGACAACATGACTGATGATGTTCGTATTAAAAATGAAGAGAAGTGGCAGAAAGCAACTAATAAAGTTATTGCCAATGATCTTCTTGAAAATGTGGTAAAATTGCTTGATGGTAAATTAAAGCATGTCTATTCTAAAGACAGTTACGGAGACGAAATTAATAAAATAGTTATTGAGTATAAGGTAGACGAATAAAAAGGTGGCACACCATCTCGTGGTGTTGTGGATTTCTTAGTATAATAGGTGCATAGAAGACAAACCAAATGCCAGTCAACTACGAAATCAAGTCACAGCTCGCTAAACTGCTTGCCACCGAAGACCTTGTGGTTGAGCATAAGAATATCGATACTGCACAGTTCAACGTTCATACTCGTGTGCTGACTCTGCCAATGTGGGAGAAGGCAAGCAACCAAGTGTATGACATGCT